ACAAACGTTAAGTTTATATTTTTTACAAAATGTTTAATTAGTTTGGGATGCCTATCCTCCTAAACTAAATACTTAAACATTTATCTATTATAAATATAAAAAGAAAAAATAGAAGTTATTAAACGGCGCTACCTGTCAAAGATAAATGACCAGAATTATTTACAGTAAATCTAAATGTGTTTCCATTAGGTGCTGTTAAAACTATTCCTCCAGCAAATGAACCTGTTCCACTAGTACAATTTATATTTCCACTAAAATTATTATTACCTGTACTTGTAGATGTAATAGTAGAAGTTGTACTTATTGGTGAATTAAATATTACAGATGATCCGGATATTCTTGTAGGAGTATCATCATTACCTAATCTAGTAAAATTACCCCCTCCTCTAAAAGTTTCTCTATTATTGGCTTTAATTGTTACAGTATCATTCGAAAAGTTTATTTCTGTATTAGCATCATCAGTATGGCGTATTTTAGCAATTGATTCTATATAATTAAATGAACCCGAATTTGCTATTATATTTCCGCTTGTATTTATGTTGCCTGAAGATGTTATATGTGTACCACCTTCTATTGTAAAGCTATTAGTACTTCCTTTTAATGTAAACATATCTTCATCACCAGCTAAAACTAATATTTCTCCATTAGTGCTAAAATCTATTCTACTAGTACTATCTGTTCTCCCTATTACATCATTAGTTCTTAGGGCTCCTTGCATTATCTGTTCTGAAGTATCCTGTAAATTTAAATTACTGTCTATTAAATCAGCATATTGTGCTTGTGATGGTTTATCTCCTGTTTGGAAATAATTTTTTAATGTTGTTCTGTTTTGTTGTGCCATTATGTTATAATATTATCGTCTCCTATTTGTTGGTATCCAATTCCGGTTCCACTTTGTTTTATATTTTGTACTCCCCTTCCTTTTCTAACTTGTTCTCTAGTTAATGTATTAGGAGAAGGAGTAACAGCTAATTCACTATCAAAAACTACTGTTGATTTAGTATAGAATTTTTGTGGTTTTTTAGCTAATTCTTTATTAATACTGTCCGGTACTAAATATCCCTGAAGAGTTAAACCAAAATCAGTTTTTACTATTCTATTATCTCCCTGATTTAGTTCCGTAGTGTTACTAAATGTGTCTATTTTTGCATTAAATTTATATTTTTCAGCATCTCCCCAATATGAATCAGAAGTATAATTAATCATTTCTATTAATTTATTCATTTGAGCTATATAATCACACCAAATAGTACATGTATAAATTAATCTTACAAAATCTGGAACTACTACTGTATGGAATTCTTTTTGAGGTATTCTATTTTGTAATACAGAAAAATTATCATATTGGTTTCTTTTTGTATACTTTTCTTGAAATGAATAATATAATTGAGGATTATTTCCATCTAATTTATTACCAAGATCTCTTCTTTTTTCTACACTATCTCTTTTAAACATAATAAGAGGTACCTGTATTTTTCCTTCTTTATCTCTATAATATCCATCTTTTTGAACACTTTTCCATCTTTCGGGTGCACCATAAATTATTGGTACATTTGTTCTATTACCATTTATTATAACTGAGGGTTTAATAACTTTATTAAAATAATACATTATTGCCTCGTCATGATCCTGTAAGCCTATAGAAACATCCTTAACATTATCATCCTTACGAGATGTAATTCTACCTCTATTAGTATTAGGTCTAGTTTCGGGAGGGGTAATACCTGGCACTCTAGCAGTAGATGCTATATTATCTCTAAGTCTATCATACCCACTAGCTGGTATGGGTCTTCTGGGATCTATTTGTTCTGGTCTTCTTGACATATTATCCTAATAAATTTGCTGTTTTACCTTCTAATTTTTCAGTTGTGGGATATCTTCCCTCTCTTAATGGTATTAAATTTAATTTTTCTACTCTTGAAATATGTGTATTTAATAATATAGAAAAACTTTTACCAAAGTCAGTTGTTTCAGTAGCTATTGCATAATCCGGATCTCTTCCTAAAATAAATTGATTTTCAACTCTTGAATCAACTTCGTAAAAATTATTTTTAAATAACAATAAATCTCCTATCTCGGGAAATAAATTAATATCTTGAAGTTCTTGTTTTAAAAATCTAAAACTTATAGTTTGGTTTATATCGGAACCAAAAGCATCAGATGACCATGATTGATCCTGTTTATCTATTAAACAAGCTATTTTAAGGGGTTCAAAATATTGTTTTCCAGGTGCTTCACCATATACATTAATTTTGGTCTGTTCTAAAGCAAACTTATAATAAGCAATTTCTGTTTGAATAATATCATTAATTAATTCTTTATTCAAATTATGAAAAAGTGATATATCTCTTGATCCTCCAAATAATGCCATTATAATCTTTTTAGTGTTTCTTCTTTAAATTTTACTGATTTTACACCAGGTATTCTTAAATCATTTTTAGACATATCCGATGTTAACATATCTTCTTTAAATTGTCCTAAATCTATTTTGGGGTCTTCTCTAGTAACAAATTTAATTTTTAATTTATGATATTCTATTTTATCTCTTTGAGGATAATCCTCGGGAGTAATATTATTAACAATAGTTACTTTTCTTAATGCCCTAATTTCATCTAATACATCAGTAATATTAAATTTTCTATCTGTTAATACTTCACATTCAACAGTAAAAGTATTTAATACTTCATTTAATATATTAGTTAATTTTACCATTATCCTACATAAATATGGTAAGGTACTTTATAAAAAGTTTCCTGTGTTTGTTGTGCTTCTTGATTTTTTCTTTCTAGTTGACTTAATCTCGTAGTTTTATCAAGTAATTCCTTTAATTCTTCTATTAAAGCTGTTTTTTCGGCTGAGGCTTCACTTAATAATCTATTATAATCTAATGTAGTAGTTTCTCCAGGTATAGGTAATGATTGATATTTACCCCTAATACCCCCTAATATTTCTTTAGATAATGCTAATGCATATTTTCTAATCCATTGTCTTCCAGGTTCATTAATAAATGAGTAAGTAGGATTGGTATAGGGAACATTAGATATATCAGTTATTAAATTAGAGGCATCATTCCTAATAGGATTATTAGCTACAGATTTTAAAACATATTCAAAATGTAAAGTATAATCTCTAGTAGGTATAGGGAATAGTTTTAAATATCTATTATCTTCTATAGTAAAGTGATAACCTGATTTTCTAATAGTATCATTTAATTCTATAGCTTGTATTTTAAGTATATCAAAATACATTGGCATTAACATAAAATTAACTCCTGGTGAATAATTACCAAAACCAAATGTTTGCATTAATGATTGTATTCCAGTACCTGTACCTGCATAAGGGTCAAAATATCTATTTATAGCAGCAGGCATGTAATGATATAATCTTTTTATAAATACTGCTTCAGACCCACTAATAGATGATTGTGTGGCACTTAATAAATCATATCTTTGTTGACTTGATGTTACAGCTAAAGTACCTTTTTGTAATTCATAGTTTCCTCCTCCTCCATCTACTTCACTACCATATTGTTCTGATACATTTATGGTTCCCCCTAAATTAGGAGTTATAAGTTGATTATTAAAATTAGAACCGGTAGCATTTCCCTCAAATGTTTGAAAATTATTTATAATTTGAAAATCATATAATTGTTTTCCATATTCATTTACTGCTTCTTCAAAGGCTGTAAAGAAATTAACAGGTTGTAATTCTATATCTATTAAGGGATATCCTAAACGTTTAGCACACCAGTCAGCTACATTAACTGCATCAGTTTGAAATGATGAGTCATTATCGTAAAATGAAAATGGTGTTAGACCTGCGTCAAATGATGATGATCCGGGCCATATAGGTATGTTTGCCATGTTTTATAGAATTAGGTTATTCTATTATAAATATGAAAAGAGTATAAAAGATTTATATTCCATTTAATAATTCAAATACTTCGTCTATAGCTTCATGACGGTGGTTATCTTGTAATATTCTTTTATAAACATATAAAGAATTATCAATTTTAGGTAAATCATGAATAGCAGAGTAATTTTTATCCTTAAGATCTATTTGTTGACTGTCACCACAAAATATCATTGTAGATCCCTTTCCTAATCTACCTAAAGCCATTTTAAACTGTGATCTAGTTAAATTTTGAAATTCATCTACTATTACTATACTATTTTCAAATGTTCTACCTCTAAAATGGGCTAAAGATACTAATTCAATAGACTCATCTTTTTCCATTTTATCTAATATAAGAGGTTTATTATATATTTTTTTCATATTAGACCTAATAGGAACTAACCATGGTTCCATTTTTTCTTTTTCTGAACCTGGTAAAAAACCATTATCTTCTGTAGATACAGTAGGTCTAGTTATAATAATTTTATTTATCATTCTTTTAAAAAACATATCTAATGCAATTTGACAAGCTAATAATGTTTTACCACTACCTGCCTTTCCTACTATAAAATTATATGGGTGATGTAAAATTGCTTGTTTTGCAGCTTTTTGTTCTGAAGATAAAGATAATGAAAACCTTACGGAACCTTTGGGTGGAACCTTTTCAATGTTTTGTTTAGCCATTAATGCAACGTTTAGTTATACATATAAAAAAAAGAGTCGCTATTGCGACCCTTTTATTATTATATATAATAACTTTTATCCATATATTTGGGCTGTATGGAGTAAATGTGTATATTGGTTGCTTGCATTAGCTACACTCCAATCTACATTAAGATGTATAAATATTTCAGTTGTTGTATCAACGGTTGTAGATGCAACAATACCTGCTTTAGTTACAACTCCAGCTGCATCAGTATTAAATTTTGATGTGGCTGTAAATGTTCCAGTCGTACCGATGGATGTTATTAAAATAGTACTTTCACAAGAAACTATATCATTATTTGATACATTTAAAGCTGCTCCTGTAAGTAAAGCTACTGTTGTAGGAGAACTATCCCCATGGATTAAATTAAGTACTGGTGTTAATGTATCACTACTATTAGTACTAACACAAGTACCTGCAGATGTAACTTTAATAACGGATCCTACTCTTAAAGTATTACGAGGTATAATAATTGTACCTACATTAGCCGCATCCGTACTATTATTATGTTGTGTATTTGCGACGTCAAAGAAGTGATCAGAAGCATGATTAAAAGCACTGTCTATTTGATCAGCTCTACTTCCTCCTTTTCCTCTTAAAAAGCCTCTTGATTGTATTGCCATAGTTATATTTTTTTTATTAAAAAATGGGTTATCGCGTATACATACAAAAAAAGAGCCGCTAATGCGGCTCTTCTTAAAAAAAAGTATAAATTAATTATTATATTTCATTTAATGAATCAATTATTACTTTACCATAGAAATCAGGTCTTACCATTTTCTTAGCATATCTAGTCATAATACCTTTTCTAGGCGTGAATGATACTGGATCATATACTAGTGGAGTCATGATTAATGGAATATATGGTGCAAATACAGCTCCAGTTTCAAGGAATTGAGATCCTTTATAACCCATTAAAATAACATTTTCTGTCATGTAAGGGTTTTTATAAACTGTGTATCTGTTATTAATAGCACCAATCTTTTGAACACCCATATTGTATTTGTTCTGATCTCCAGCAGAGTCAGCAGCAAATCCTGGGATTGATTCTAAGATTGTAGAAACTTTTGGAGAAACTACTAAGAAATTAGCACCACCTCTTAAAGTTTTCTGGTGAATTAAGTTAGATACTTTTTGTAATTTAACACCTAAAGTCTGGAACCAAGACATTTTAGTGTAATATACACCTGTTGTATTGGATACAGAATTTAAAGTAAATGCGTCAGTACCACCTGCTGTTGTGTTAGGATTAGCTAATCCTGTTACAGTTATGTCTTGAGCAACTTTAGCACTCCAACCTTCAACTGTATCAGCATTTTGGATTAACATATCTAAAATTTCTAGATCAATTTCCATTGAAATATACTCACTTAAGATAGAAGTTA